TAACATGATGAGATATACCGTTGATCCTGGGCGTGGAATCAAAATTGAGAATCTCTCTTTCCCGCTCGTGGAGTTCGCAGCTACATTAACCAGCTTAGCGCTGGTGTGCGATTGCAAGACAAAAAAAATCTACAACCGCAGACTGGGAATCAATTTATCACGATATAGTGTTCCTGTTAGGCGGAAACGTGATGAACACGCATTTCTTCACTTTTAAGGGGGGCTACTATTGCAATGTGGGAGAAATCTGCGAGTTGCTTCTCAAGCCATTACTAGAAGCTCTACTGTAAACGCCATGTCTGAATAAGTGGAAAGGGGTAAAATCATGGAACAAAAAGTGTTGAAGCCAAGTGAACGCATCGGCGAAATCAGAGATGAAATCATACAGGATATGGTCTCCGCCTATAAGAAAAAAGTAGCAGCAGAGGCGGCTTCTCTGGAAACCGACAACCCTAGCATCCTTGGATGCAAAACATTCTTCAGCCCAGCCAGTTGTAGGTCAAACTCTTTGTTTAATATGGATACCTGCATAAAAACGGTTGAATTTTGCGAAAAGCCAGAAGTATGGATTCAAGCCATACTGGATTACCTGGACGATCTGCCCATCAAAACGCTAGACGTATCAGATCCTCAATCGACCAAAGCCGATCCGTCACCCCAGCAGCCATCGCCGGGCTCACCCGCAACGTCGGAGGAACTATGAGTGGCATTGGGTACAACCCATCCCCAGAGATTCCAGATTGGCTTTTTCGGCGATCTGTTAGATTGGGCAAGAAGTTCGACAAGCTAGACGCAGAGATACAGCGCTCTATGGCTGAATTGACAAAAACAATTCAGGCATCCCCCGATCAGGTTGGGCTGATTGCAGACATCAACCAGTTTATAGAAGGCCGGGACAAGAAGAAAAGGTCTTAAGCCCTAGTATCCTTCCACCCCTGGCGGGGGTGCTGTACGTATCTGCTGCGGCGGTCTCCAGGTTTCGACTTCATCTTTAGCGACTCGTTGCTCAATTCTTGGCGTCCACTGTCCTGGCCGGTTACGAACAACAGAGCCTAGCTTGTTAAGTAGGAGGCTCTGAATCTCAGCCTTCTCTTCGTTCGTCGCTTTCTCCCAAACTTCTAACAGTTTATCTGGGTCGGTGATGCGCTGGATCGCCCTGGTCAGAGGAGGAGTTCGGTACTGCTTAGCCACGTCTTCCAGGTCCTTGACAGTGAGCTTACCTTTACCTACTAGGTCCATGGCCTGATCGTAGACATCCTCACCCCGCTTCAGCTTGTTCATCAACTGGCTCTTGTCTTTAGTTTTCTCGAATTGCTCTTTGGTACGAGCGCCTACAGATACGGTCTCTGCCGCCGCTTCTTTGGCTGCACGCACAGCGGGAGAGTCGGTGATGTCCGTAGGGGCCTTGGTGAACCCCAGAAGCCCCAGCACTTGCGAGGATAGGGGTTGCCCCTGTTCCCTAGACTTAAAGAAAGACTGCGCCGCAAAAGGCATCGGGATCATGTGCCCGGCAATATCCTTCGCCTGCTCGTACCACGGGTCGGCTGGGTGATAGACCTCCGTGCCGTAGAAGTCCTTCCCTCCCTTCCCGATTCCACCCCGTAACAAGTCCATAAACCTGCCGATGTCGCCAGCATAAGAAGAGGATATGTACCCTCCAATACTGCGGGCTAAGTGGACCCAATCCCTCGCATAAGAGGCGAAGGAATTACGCCCTCCAACTTCGTCCGAATGGAAATACACGGCTTCGGTCCAGTCGCCTTCTGCGAGCTTGCGGAAGGTGTCCTTAAAGGATTGATGCCCCATCATCTTAGAGAGGATGGCAGACACTGTGACGGCCAGCATCATTGTTGTGAAGAGCCAAGAAAAGTGCGCCTCAAGGGCGGGGGCTTCTCCTGTACCTGAGGCAAGTCCAGGGAGAGCCTTATAGAAATCACGCATGGTTCTCCAGCCACCACGAACACCCTTTCCGGTCGCCCTCGCATTCCCAAGTTTCCAAGTAACAGACCGGAATGCCAACTGAAGACACGTCTTGATCGTGTTGTTCCAGAATAGGTTGTCGAAGTTCATCTCGCCAAAGCGATCTTCTACGAAATCGTTTGTTTCTCTGGCAATCTGTTCAAGGCTGTATCCGCGCTGCGCTTGCATCGCGTCGTGCTCTATTTGTGTCTTGTTCAGTTGTTCGGTCTTGGCCCTCAGCCTGTCCTCTATGCCTTGAATCTTAGCCATTCGCGCCGGGTCAACAGGCACGCCTGGAGGATGCGAAGCGGGAGTGCGCCTACGCTCGTCGTTCAACTGAGCAATCTCGTATTGGATGCGGTCAATGCCTTTACGGAGGTTTTCAACCCTCTCTAATTTGCGTTCGTTCTCAACCTTAGCAAAAGAGTATTCCTTCAGGAATATACCCAGTTTCAAGTTGGGGATGAAGGTCTCAAATAGAGGCGCGAGCATCGCTTCGTTGATTGCCAGTAATGCGTTGCCCGCCGCCGCAAGCTCCCTATGATCGGCAACCGCATTCTTGTAGGCAGTTCTGAAGTTTTCCGTCGCCCTCAATCTGAAGCGCTCATCCATGTGCGGCTTGCCGCCAGCCTGGAAGTAATCGTGGATCAGAGGTGCGGCGTCAGGATAGCGCTCCAGGAATCGCTGCCCCACCTTGCCAGAGGCGAACTTCTTTAACGCTTCGTTGTAATCGCCCTGCGCTGCTGCGAGTTGAGCCTCTGCCGACGCCCGCTGTGAGATCAAATCGTTGTAGCGCGGGTTGCTGGGCCGCATGAATTCCAAGGACTTATTGTACCCAGCGATGGCGTCCTTTAGCTGCTCAGTTTCCAGATACGGCTTCCCAGCCTGTCCGTAGAGTAGTTTGGCCGAAGCGCCCAATTGCTCGATAGAAAACTCATGCACAAGCGGGGCTGCGCTGACCTTGCCGAAGCGAAATCCTGGAGTAGCGCTGGGTAAAGCGCCGGTCAGATCCTTCAGGCTTTGCCACATGAGGCGCTTTCCAAGGCTCGTTGACCCTGGCCGGTTACGCTCAAAGGTCATCTTCCCAACGCCAAGATATGCTTCTCGAAAAGCAAGCGCAAACATCGAGCCCATCGCTTCAATCGACTCGAAAACGAAGTGGAAGGGGCTGACCCCAAGCTCTATGCCGGTGTACCCATTCTTAATCCTGGAAAGCCCCCGGCCCAAAGCGTATTCCCTGATTCGGTCGCGAGACTGGAGGTTGTTGAGCAACCGCGCTAGGCCCTCTTCGACGTACCACTCTCCCACAGGGGCCATGACCTGAGTTGCGGTGATAACGCTGCCCCGCTGTCGATGCTCGTCAATGATTTGCTGCATCGCCTCGTTCATGTCCGAGGCTACCCCGTCCTTAACCCGCTGTGTTGCGTCGTCAATAGAACGAGATGTTTTGACTGGGATGTTGACCTTAGCGATGGCGTCGTCGATGCGCTTGAACCCATCCAGCGGCTTCATGCCCCTCTTGACGAACCTAATCCTGCCGCTCTCGATACCATCCTTCCACATGCGCCGCGTGGTAACGAATCTCAGGGCATCGGCATAGTGCGCCTGGAACATCGTCATCGCGTTCCAGTAGGTCGGCGTGCCACCACGCTTGACAACTTCGGCCCCACTCTTCTCCAGTTTGTTGAGGGCGTCTATGGCCTTGTCTGAGAAAGGCGTCACCTCCAGGTTATCGACACCCTGCTCCACCTTGTACCCATCCGGCCTGATCCCAGCCTTCTGCATGGCGGCATGGACTTCCTCTTCCGTCAACGCGGAGAAGTCCCAACGCAAGCCTTCGCTCATATCCTCGAAGACGTGCTTTTTCAGCATCCCCTTGGTGCCTTCAAGCCTCTGCTTAGTGACGCCCTTGAACCCACGCTTGTCTGACGGCTCCCCAAATGAGGGGATCACTTTCCACAGAGTCCGGTAGTGGTTCTCCAGATATTCTGGATTGACACCCACTTCTTGCAGGGAATGGTAGAGATCGTCGTCTACGCCCCTAAAGAAGTCAGCCGCCTCTTGTAACGGCGCGGATATGTCCTGTGCTTCCCTCTTCCCAAATAGGCTGCTTCGCGCTGGGAGTTGCGCCTTCTGCTTGCGCCCATGCCGGATGGCATCAACGAACCCCACTTGCATACGGGCGGGCATCGCATCGAACAGGCTACGCCACCGATCCCCAAGCTGCTGCAAAATCCAGTTAAACTCCACCATGCTCCCGTTACGCTTCATCACGGAGTTCAGAGCGCCGAAGGAGACGTTATGCCGTGGGTCAAATGCCTGCCGAGCCAGCTTCATCGTCTCAGCCGCACCCTGGACAGGAGGCAATTCTGCCAAGTGCGACATGACGAGCGGAGTGTACTTCTTGGCTACGTCGATAGCCTCTTCCACGTAGGGATCAAGCGCGCCCAGGCCACCTCCAAGAGTGACGCTGCCAGCGCCGGGAGGGGGAGCCGTCTGTCTGGATGCAGACTCCGGCTCCGCTGCCGCCTGCGGCGGGGCTTGCGTTTTGATTGGGCCGGTATCGGCTTTGGCAGATGGCTCAGGTTCCTTCTTCGCTGCCCCGAAAGAGTCATCAAATGCTTCCCCTGGAGCCTTCCCTGTGGGCATCTCCTGCGCCCTCTCTGCGAACAACTCCTCTGCTTTGGCCGCATCCGCAGCATAGGACTTGGCCGCATCCGCAGCATAGGACTTAAATGCTTGGGCAATACTCTTTTGGCTGTTCCCCTTTATGAACTCGGCTATTCTCTCGGCCTTCTCAGATACTTGTGGTCTCTCGCCAGCGCCACCGAACATATCGGCTTGGTTTTCAGCCAAGAACCCACCAGCCTTGAATCCGTGCGCCTCTTGGTATTCCTTCTCGTCGCGCTCGTGCTCAATCAGGGAGATGGCATCGCGCACGTCTTTGGTCAGGCCCCACCTAGGGACGCGCTCGACCTTCTTTAGCCAAACGACGGTACGCTCTAGCTTGTTGCGAAGAGAAGGTTCTGCTCGTTCAAATTGCTGGTTGTCTGTGAACAGATCCCCCAGTAACATCTTGGCCGTTCGGTTTTTAGCTTCCTTGGTGACGGTTCCATTCTTGTCATCTAGTAGGGCGGGACGTTCCTCTTCTGTGAAGATGCCCTCGCGGATGAGGCGGTTGATGAGCACCGGCCCATACTTTGAACTGAGGACATCATTCAGGTTTACGTCTGGCCCCACAGATTCCAAGACGCTGGCAATGTGGCTGGCCGTCTCTGCCGTCATGCTTCTGGCGTCAGCAGTAGCCCGCTCTCCCTGCGAAAGTGCGGCAGTAGTACCCTTGTTTAGATCGGTTATGGCGCGTTGTGGCTTGACATCCGCGTCCTTCAATTCCCGAACCAATATGGGCTTCTTAATCCCTTCAATTGCTTTGGGGTCAAGCCCGAACACAGCCGCTTTTTTCACCAACAAGGCGCGATACGCAGCGGCCCCCTTGGGGTTCTGCGCGTACACGCGCTCCAGCGTCATGCGCCGGTTGTTCCCGCCTAAGACGTTACCATCCGGGTCAATAATAGACGGGCCGTTGGTGGCCGTGGGATCATCCGTGATTAGATAATCAGGATCGAACTTTGCCCCGCTGTTGACGATAACGCGAGTTTGTGCGACGGGATCGGTATAGTCCCGGTCGTTCAGGTGGTGGTAGTCGGCGTTTCGCTCAAAGGAGAACGGGTCGTGGCTTGGGTAGGTGTCGGAGAGTTCTCGGACGGAGTAGACGGCGGCGTAGGCTCGATCTCGTCCTGGAACACGAATCTTCGTCCCCTCACCCGCAATCGGTCGGACGCTTGGTTTACGAGTTCCTGAAACCTTTGGCCCTTCTCCAACTGCTCGGTCGTCAGATCGCTTTGGCTGCTCATCGGGCTTCTCTTCCGCTTTAGTTTGCTTCTTTTCTTCCTTGGTTTCAAGTGGTTTCTCGGCTGCTGGTGCGGGTTTATGCTCCGCCTTCTTCACCGCTGGGGGTTCGGCCTTCTTGGCCTTGGCTTCACGTTCCGCCTTTTCCCTGTCAATGTCTGCCTGATACTTCGCTATCGCCACTTTGCGGTGCAACAGCATCTCGTCTTCTAACTCAAGGGCACGGTCTCGAAGCTGCATCCCCTCGTGCGTGTCTTCTGCATAGACGGGGTTCTTCTGTATGGCGCGGACTTCTTTCTGCAACTCCTCGTAGCGTTCGACAGACGGCTCCACGGTATTCTTCTTCGCCGCAGGCAGTTCTTTGTCTACGGCTGAGGGCGGCGGCACGGTCGCTTGCGCGGGAGGAGGCGCGGTCGCAACTTTGCGCTCTTTTGCCCACGGGCCATAAATGTAGGCGGTCTCGTCGTCGATATACTTTTGAGTGATTGGGGACTTGACTCCTTCCTGGTATCGCTCCTTCACCTTCTTAGAAGGGCCGACCTTCTCGTCGTACCATCCCCACTCTCTCGTATCGAATGTCTGGTAGACGCTAAACTGCCCGGCCTGCGTCAGTAGGCGCTGCCCGCCTGAGTATCCCGAGACGCGGTAGCCTTCGGGAATGTCCTTGTCCCGCTGAGCGTCAACGTCCTTGAGCGTAGGGTTCTTGGGCCTGACGGTCGTGGCTCGCTCGAAGGCTTCCTGGTCCTTCTTGTCTGCCGCGACCTTGTTCGCCTGCTTCTCGGCCTCGCGTGCTGGCTCTCCACGCCTCCAGAACTCCTTCTTGATGTCGTCCCGCTGCTTGTCCCACCACTTCATCGACGCCGCTTGCTCTGGCGAGGTGAAGACCAGATCTCTACCGGGCTGGACCTTGGGGTGCCAAGACGCAGCCTCATCGACAGCCGACTTCAGATCCTCCAGTTGTGTATCCGTTAGCTTCGTCAAGTCACTTGGCGCGAATGGTGTCTTGTCTCGGTAGGTGGACAGGCTCAGGTTGTGGACATCCTTTGCCCACTGTTCATAGCCCTTGTCCGTATCGCGGGATTTCGATCTAGCTGGAATCGATATGAGATCCGTGGGCTTGGCTTCCGCCTTCACGCCGATCTCTTCAAGAGCCTCCCTTAATGCCTCTCTCTGCGCTTCAATAGTAGCGGCTGGACGCCCACTCTTGATAGCATCTCGGATTTGATCCGCAATGCGGATGGCGTCCCCGTAGGTATCGCGGAAAGAACGCTTTTGGTTGGGATCTCCAGCCCATTTCTGGAAGTCCTGTGATGCAACCAGATCTTCCGGCTTCGCGGAATCCACCTTGAAGTCTGCTGCCTTGGCTCTCGTCACGGGAGGAATATCTTTTGGAATAATCTGAGCAGGTTTTACAGACGCAGAACTTAACTCGTTGCCCTCTGTTAAGTTATCAGCCGCTACTTCCTGCTTTTTCGCCTCATTTGAGGGAGCGTTTTGTGTAGTAGGCGGTGCTGGTGTCGCCTTCGGCGCGGCCTTCGCCGCCTGCTCTTGCTCCAGCACCTTCGCCCTGTTGCGGATGCTCTCCGCCCGCTTGTCCGTCTCTGCCGCAACCCTTCTTAGCTCTGCCGCTGCGCTGGGATCGGTCTGCTTGTCGGCCTCCGCTAATGCAGCTTCCCCTACCTGCTTGAGCTTCGCCAGTATCACTTTGGCCTTGGGCAGTTGAAGCTGCGTCAGTTCCGTGTCGGAGATGGCTTGCCCTGCCGCCCTAAGCCGCTTCATCGCAGGGAGTTCTTCAGGGTCGAGCTTCGGCGCGGGTGGCTCGGTCACGGCCTTAGGGGTGGCCACCTCGGGGGGGGCTTTATTCGGTAAGTTGTTGCTTTCCCTAGATATAACCCCGGCTACCTTCGCGGGTGTAGATTCGGACTTAGCCGCATCAGCAGGCGGCGCTTGTCTGGATGCAGACTCAACGGGCTTCGGCGCAGGCTTCGGCTTGAGCGGCGGCTTAATTGGCTCTGCCTTGGCCTCTGACGGCATCTCTACGGGCTTGGCCGCTTCCGCCTTGGCCGGTGGCTCCGCCGCCGCTGGTGGCGCAGCAGTGCCCTCTGCCGCACCCTGGAGCTTGCCCTTCGACATCATGCTGGTAAACGCAGCAAGGGGGATCTTCTGGTTGGGGTTCTTATTCCCCTTCGGCCCGGTGAAGTCGTATTTAACGATAGGCTTGCCGGATTCGTCGGCCTCGATGCTGGTGACAGCGTAAGCCCCGCCGTTTAAGTTCCATACCTGCCCCGGCTTGAAATCCGCCGTAGGCGCAGTAGCCCCCGCCTCTGTCTTCGGGGCAGGGGCCTCCGCGCTAGATGGCTGGATCACTTCCTTTCCGGGCTGTTGCCCTTCGGGCGTGACACGCTCAGAACCTCCTTTCTTTGACGTTACGGGCGGTTCCGTAGTGGCGGCTTCGGCGGCTGGTTTCGGCGCTTGCTCGACCGGCTCAATCGTTACGGTGTGGTCGGGAGCCTTAGACGCCACAAGGTCTTTGGCAAAGTCGGCTTGCTCTGGGGTGATGAGCCCTTCTTCGATTACCTTGCCCGTAGCATCCTTAACCGTCAGTTTTACGACAGGACCTTGCTCGGCGTCGGCATGGATATGGAGCCATCCAGAAACGGCCTTGTCGTATCCTGCATATACGCGCTTCCCTGTTTTAAGATCAATGACCTCGCGGGAGAGACGTCCGTTCTTGCCAACATCCAGGAAGCGAATCTCATGCGGTTTGCCGCCAATGGATACGGGGATGGGCTTAGCGATCTCAGGGCTCTGAGCGATAACATCGCGCATCTTCTCGATACGTTGCCCGCCTTCGGCTTCTTCCTGGAACAACTTCTCGGCAATTTCGTTGTGCGCTTCCAGCCTTGCGTCGATGATCTTCAGGCCGATGGGGATAGAGCCGGAAGCCAGCCCGGCCACTTGGCCGAAGAATCGAGCATGTTCTGGAGCAACTCCAGCCGACTCAAGCCCCTTGCGGGTAGCATATTCCGTCCCCGCGTACAGGCCAACGGCTTTGAGCGCCGTAACCGGCGCAACGGCTGCGCCCGCGATCATAAACGGAGTCGCTACCTCCAGCCCGCCAGTTATGATTTCCGTCCCAGCGGCAGAGGCCTGCTTCCTCAGTTCAGGCGTCAGTTTGTTGCCGTAGCCACCCGGCTTGTCGGGGGTGGCAAACGCTTCCGCAGGCTTGCCCAACCCCTCAACGCCAGCCACCACCCGCTGAGCCCCAGTGATCGGCATGTCGGTCATCCAAGAGACTGGCCCGCCCTCTTGGCCTGGAGGCACGCGAGGGGACTTTGCTCCCGTGCGCGGGTTTGTAAACTGAGGGGCGCTCTTTGCTTGTTCTTCGGGAGATTGCAGCCCATACGGAACCTGCGGTTGCGGAACTCCCATCGGGATAATGGGCCGGTATGTGCCCACCAACGGCACCCCAGGTAGCCCCGTTTTCTCTGCCCCAGGCACGGTTGAGAGCGGTCGCTTTTCTTCCCCCGGAGGGGTAACTGGCCCCATGTGCGTAACCGCAGCCCGTTCGGCCTCTGCGCTAGCGGCGGCTAGGTTCGGCTTAGGGGTAGATACAGATTTCCCACCATACTCCGCAAAGATGTCTGTCTTGGCATCTGGCGGAGCAGTTACAAGAGCACCCCCATACTCAGCAAACACATCGCTAGGCATGACTAGAATACCGAGCCTGGATGCTTTTTAGCGAAATCGTCTTTCTTGTCCGCTGGAATGTAGCCGACAGACCCGTCTGGGGCCTGAACCCAAATTTGTCCCTTGGGAAGAACGGCTCCCGCTGGCGACTTCACCTTGGAAACTGTCTGCGGAACGTCGTCGGTCTTTCTCCCGGAGTCCTGCCCGGGTTTCGCCCCGGTATTGTTGCCGTGAAGACCCTGTATAGCAGGGGCGGCAGCCGCGCTCCCGCCCCTGCCCACAATCTTATCCACAGGCATCCCGTCGATGTGATGGATAACCTGTTCGCGCTGTTGGTCGGTTAGGTGCTGGTAGAACTCGGGGTGATCTCTAACATTCTCAAGAGCCATTTTTCTAAGAGCACCCGCGCTCTCTGTGCGCTTGGGGTCTTTCGGGTCGCTCGCTGATTTGCGAAGATCCTCCAATGCTTTCGCCTGCCCCGGAGTCCCGTCCCCGTGAACATCGTTGATGATGGACCTGGATACGTCGTCCAGTTCCCTCGGGTTGTACTTGTTCTTCTTGTCGTCAAGGTTCATTCTTTCGAGGGCAATTCTCAAACTGGCGTTCGCTGCCTTCTCCGCAATTGACGTTTGCCTCTCTTGGGACGTAAGTAGAATAGCTTGATTCTTCGCCAGTTCTAAATTCTTCGACCCCTTCTGCTTTAAGAGATTCGCCTGTATCTCTATACTGAGTGGGCTGTTAGGCGTCCTCTCCAGGTCGGCAACGATGCTCTTTTCGCCGTCGTCCAGTTTGTCCTTGCCCAGTGTCTTAGACCAAGACGCATAGGCGCGGTCAAGCTCAACCTGCTTCTCTGTGGGGGGCTTCGGGGCGGATTCATTGCCCATGCGAAGGCTTCCCGGCTTAATGGTGTCAAGAGAAACGGGATTCCCCTTCCCATCCTCTAATCCTTTGTCTGTCCTAACGACATTGATTTGTTTCCCGTCCACTTCGGCTGTGCCATAGTCGGTGACTTTAGCTGTTTCGGCCTTCTCTGGGATGGATTTGATTATTTCAACTAAACCAGAAGGTAATTTGTCGGTTGGGGTTTTCCCTAAAGCATTCATGATTTGAGCAAGTTCTGGATCTTTGAAAATATCCGCCCTGCTCTTAATAGTGCCGTCCGACAACCCTTTACTTATCTTGTTTATAGCAATTGATCCGAATTGAGCAATCTGTGCCGTCTGCGACTGCGCCATCCTCACGTCATGCGACACGTCGCCCAGCGTTGCCCTTACGGTCTTCTCGTCGAAAGACGACGCCTGAGCACCGGGACCAAGCATGTTGGTTGCGGCCTGATGGAAAAACTTCACGATGGGGCTTTGATCCTGATCGTCCTTCTTCCCCTTTTTCTTGCCACCCTGCCCAGAATCCCCACCACCACCCGCCGCGTCGGGGCTAGTCTGATCCCTCAATATCCCAAGCCTCAAGGCCTCTAGTTTGTCAATTTGCTGCTTCTGCAAAGCTGGGTCAATGTCAGATTTACGGACGTACTCCTCTGTCTGCCCAATCCGGTTATAAATATCCGCTTCTTTCTGCCGCGACTTGGCATATTGCATTGCCCGGCCCTTGGACATTCCTTCAAGGAACTTGTCAATTATCATCGCCCCCTTGCCCAGCTTCCCCATATAACCGCTAGGGCGTTGCTGGGAAGCCTGATAGGTAGAAGGCGCGATTTGGGACGGGTCAAGGAATGAACTGAACGGCCCGGCTGCTGGATTAGCCGTAGTAGCCGTCGTCTGGGCAGTATCGGGAGGTGGACTCGTGACTACGGGAGTAGTGGACAAGGCTATAGCCCTCTACTCTTAAAGAATCGAGTGTGCTATCCCATCAGTCCTTCTGCCCCAGCCGTGCTGCCGCCACCCCCTCCAAGAGAGCCAAACGCGCCACCGCCAGCCGCGCTGCCCAAACCACCGGCGATAGATCCAATCATGGACATTGTGCTGGATTTTTGTTGTTCATTCGCGTTCATGGTGGCTTGGTTAGACTGGCTCGCGATGTTCGCGCTTGACAACCCAGCACCAGTTTCCTGAAGGCCGATGCCCGCCGATGCCAACCCGATATTGGTATTGGACTGAAGCGCATTCTGGAAAAGCTGGTTGAGCGTGGTGGACATCTGCGTTGCTTCGCCCTGCTTGGAGGCAGCGAGAGCATAGTCTCTTCCCGGTCCTGCGGGGACTGAATTCATGATTTGCTCTTGCGCCTGCTTCTCGGTTTGAGCGATGGTTCCAGTGGCGGGGCCTGCGGCAGAGATCAGGTTAGAATAGTTCCCGCTTTCAGCGGCATTGATGACGCCAGTATTGTACGTCTTTTGCGGGGCCGTCAATGTTTGCTCTTGGGTAAGCTGGTTCTGCGCCATCCCGAGGTACTGTTGTTCGACGCCCAATTGCTGCTGGGTGATCTGATTCTGCTGGCCTTGTCCTTGGTCGCCGCCCATAAGTTACTGCTCCTTTATTTGGAATCGTGGTCCTTGAAGGGGCTAATATCCTGCCACATCTCCCGCGTAATCCACGAAACATAGACCCCACAAACCTCGCCCTTCCAGGTGGTAAAGTAAGGGATGGGCTCGGCAGTGTGCCCAAACCCCAGGTTTTTCATAAACATCAGCATTGCTCTGTTCTTTTCTGGCGTCGTCCCAAATAGAACGTCGATGTCGTAGCGGTCGAAGGTCTGCTCCAGCATCATCTGGGATAGAGGGAAGGTAATATCCCGACGCTGGTATCCGGCAAAAAAGGCACAGCTTAGTTCTGATTTCTTGCTACCATCGCCTCTCCCAATGGCCGCAGAGATATGTCCAATCCCCACCAGTTTTGTCTTGTCTCCAGACTTCAGGTAGCAGCCGTAGGTGATGGCGTTGGGATCAGAGTGCGTGGCTAGAAACTTCGGGATGCCTGGGTCTGACTCGTAAAACAGCACAGAGAGCGTGCCGTCTATCTTCATCGTCAGGTACGCGCTGGCCAAAAGGTCCATCGAGACCGGAGCCACAATCAGATCGCCCATCTCGTAAAGCGGACCATCTTTTTTAAGTGTCATTGGCGGAACCACACTCCCGTAAAGAATCCCGCTGTCACTGTTGCCATAGTGGCCAACCCCAACGTCCCGTTAGATTGCAGGAAGGCGGCTGTCCCTCCGCCGCTGACCGAAGCCCATCTGCCCCAATTGGGGGGAGCATCCGCCAGCCGGTAATAGGCCGACCCGTCCGACTCCCACGGGTGCCACTGATACCCCGTCCCGTTGAACTCTAGCCAGTGGTAGTAGTCGCTGATGAAGAACGTCATCCCGGCATTGTCGGCATTTGTAGCCAGCGTCCCAGCCGTAGGAAGCTGCGCTAGGGTGATGATCGTGAAAAGCGCCGCCTGCGCTACCTGTTGGCCGTTCGGCCCACCAACCTGAAGCTTGCCGCTATTGATTGCCGCCTGGATAGCTGCTATCCCGTAGAGCTTATTGGCAACCGCGTTCGTGATGAACTCGTTTGGGGATACATTCTGGGCCGTCTGCTGTGAAGAGTAGGCTGTTGCCAGCGTAGGGGACGAGAGCAGATTGGGGGAGTTTTGTCCGTAAACGCCAGACACCTTCTGGTATAGATAGCGCATCCTCTGATTCAGGGCGAAGAGGGTTTCGTCCTGGAGGTCCGATGTTTTTAACTCTGCGTAGCCGCTCGTATTTGCCACGTTAAATCCTCGGGGCCATCAAAGTTGACAACGTGGTTTGCTGATACGCCGACCTCTGATCGGCCCCACAGGCCATCCATTCTAAACGCGACCCATCAGCATAGAGCTTAAATACCGGCAATCCAACAACTGGGGTGATGGTGGGACTAACCGTAGTGGTAACCGTCGTTGTCACAGTAACAGTTGTCGAAACAATTGTCGAAACAGTTGTCGAAAGAGTGATGAACGGGTTTGCTGGCATGAGTACATCTCTCTCTGCCAGGAAAAGACCCTCTGCCAAATTCACCCCAACGAATCTGTCGGAAGGGACTACGGTCCCGTTTGTATATGTCCCAGTGCCCACCGCGTCGATTGTGGCTGAAACGGTTGTAGGGGCGGTGAGTACTTGGTGTGGGCCGTCGACTCCACCCCCAACGCCAACAACTGTAATAGGCTGGCCCACCCAGAGCCCAGATGCAACGCTAAAGCCCAGCGCAACTGGATTGGTTCCGTTAACGGTTGCAATCGCCAGAGTCGCAAAAGTCATCCCCATTGTTTCGACAGTCTCCGGCCAATCCCCGCCGAAGCAATTGGGATAGGAGTAGACCGGGTATAAGAGGTCCTCTTCTGTACTCAGAGCCACATCATCCCCTCTTCAGCCACATCGAATATCCTGAATTTGTATACTGCACCCACGGGAATCCAAGAAAGTTCGGGGCCACTCGGTCTATTGGGACGTTTTCCATCGTGATGAAACAATCCCACAATTGCCCGATCTCATACAGAGTCCCGCTCGTTCCTTCTGGCGCCCAGCAAATCACCGGGTCCATGGCGCTCGGGATTGAGCCATAAGCGGAGACGGGGGTGCCGATGTTAGAAAATGGGCCGGAAGACTTCAGGCTGATTGGCGGTCCACCCATGGGAAGTTGGTTTGTTACGACCCAAGTAGACGCCTGTGACCCAGCGCCGAGAGTGGTCCTGAAGAATGGCGAGTTTTCACCGGCAAACCACGCGGCGCGCGCCAGTTGAGTAGAAGCGCCCGCGAGTAGGCCGCCGCTCGCGTATGCGCCTGTGCCGGTTGATCCCGTCAGTGAAAGGTGCGTCGGGTCTATCACGACACACTGCCAATAGCCGTTTGCGCCTAGGTTGCCTTGCGTGTCGGCCACGAAGACGTAATCTCCGGTAGTTCTGCCGTGCGCCGTCGCTGTCGCCAGAACAACCGGGCTCGTATTACTAGCGGCGGAAATTAAAATTGGTGCATTGAACGCCCGAATGTAGGGGAGGCCGAAGGCCATCCTGGTAAAGTTCGTACTAGAGTCCCCCAGTAACCACAAGAAACATTGATGAGCATTCGAGACGAATTCCAGGACACGGGTGGAGTTTGAATAGCATAGGACGTTAGCAATCCCCGCAGTGTTGGTGACCACAGCCTTGCGCGCACTGTCAGTTAGGACAAAGCTCACCATGTCTTGCAGGACTGAGGCCACCCTAAATCTGACATAATCGCCACCATTCTCTACAAATAGGCCCATTTGCAAGCCCTGAGCCGTTACCCCGGAAAGCATGAAAAAGCCACCATTGGCAAGGAACGGCGTGTAAAAAGTGCCGAGACCGCCTATGTATAGATTGGTCGATCCCCAGGAAGCAGTGGGGTCGGCAATCCCGATGATGCTGTTGGCTGCCGCGCCCGTTCCAGCCGAGACTAAGTGAATCAGTAAATTGTTGGAGCCGTCAACGGTCGCCGTCATTAGCCCGGTACTAGTCATTGCCGCAGCAAGATTCGCAGCCACCGCTGGCAGATTGGCCCCAACTAGAATCTGGTTTGCCCCAGTGACGGTCGTTACGTAGGTCCACACCTGCGTCGGGAACAATGCCCAAGGGCTAGAGAAGGTAATCGTCCAGCCGTTGTTCGGATATCCGGTTACCAGAATTTCCCCGGTAGCGGCGAACTGCTGAGAAATGGTCCAGCCTGAGAGAACTAATTGATCCACAACCGCTTGCATCAATGTCATCGTCGTCGTGCATGGCACCTCGGAGTACTGCGTCGAGCCGACCGAACTGATTTGAAGTGACATAAAATCCTTTAGCTGGCAACCGTATCAATTGTCATCCTTTTCCGCTTGCTCTTATTCAGAGAAACGTCACCTTCGTTGTCTATGAGAGAAGCGGGCAAATAGAACCGTTCAACGTCCCGCTGTGGGTGCGCCGGTAGGGTAATCTGATAAAACGGCTCTCCGTCGTCCCCGTAAAATGTCACCCGAATTGGCACAGAACAAGTGTACTCCAGCCACGCCTGCTTGACGAAATTGTATCCATCGTAGCCGAAGTTGAACTCGTAGGAATCCCAATGAGACACAGCCATCGGCTCTTTCCAGAAATCGAAACTGTGCTTGAAGTATTGGGAGTATCCCCCTGGAGATGGCGTGAAAACAAGCCGAGTGTTTTTCGAGATCAAGTCGCTCTGTAGAGTCAAGATGCGAGCCCGGTCATTCAACGTGGTGACAACAGAGATCGGAGCTCCCAGATTCCCAGAATCCCCTTGCAGTTGAACCGCGCATGGCAACCCCGATGAATTCATTTCTAGGTTGAGAGTCCTAAAAACTTTGTCGCCAGAATACTCCAGGTCGCTCCACTCCGTATAGAGAGTCCTGTCGGCAGGATACTTACTGAGGCCGGGAAACGAGTAAGAGAAATGCTTAAAGGGGACGCCCGCAACCGTTGGCCGCAACCGAACCTTCTTGACGATCATGTTGTCATTCAGGGCGAAGTTGGCCGTGATCCGGTTAGGCTTCCCTCCCGTAGTGGTTGGAGGGGCTAAGACGAAAGACTGGACAGCCGTGTTCTCTTGCTGGACGCCGATAACGCCGGTCATCGTGTCCATGTTCATCACGACGGTTTGCCCCACCGGGATGTCATATTCCATCACCAATTGGTATAGTCGCTTATCAAAGGGCCATCCCAAATCGTCCCAATCGTAAGCACGCCCCACTTGGATCTGAGCCAGAGGGACGACATTCAACGTCAACGAATAGAAGGAGCCTCCGCCTGTTGTCGTCCCAGAGATCCTTGTCTGGATGGCATAAGCTTCCTTGTGGTATCCACCCTGGATTGAATTGGGAATACGAACCCGATTGGGGTTGGGAACAATCGTAAAAAGCTCATCCTGCGTTGTCGAGAAGTCGTAGAACGTCTGGATAGTCACGATGTCGGTGGACTTCATCTCCAGGATGAGATCCGCAAATGTCTTGTTCGCGCTAGGAGCATTCGCCGTGAAGGCCGCTGGGGTCAAGGAATAGACGATAGCCTGCCCATCGTTCGGTGTATCCACCCAGCCATCGGACGTCCCAGACTTCTCTTCGTACAAGAAGGCGAATGTGTTTGGGCTTTTAGCCGCATAGAGGATTCCTGTCGTCTTGTCGTTGAACTGAGCCGTTATTCCAACAAGGGCTCCGTTGGCTAGAATGTCACTTAAGTCCTCAATGCTCCATCTTTTGAACTTCGTATGGTATCTGAGACGGTGTGGGACGCCAAGGGTGTCCAGGTAGGAGACGAACACCTCGTTGTCGTTGTACTCCATCGTAACTACGTCTGCGCCTGCCGTCCCAAGATGAGGCCGGGTGTCTATTGGGGAATAAGGACCAATCGTATGCCCGTTGAACAGCGGGTCTATGTCTTGGCTTCTCCAGGCGCTCATCCCCCCGCTCCATGAATAGATCCCGTCGTAAGACAAGTACCACAACTCATTGTCTGCCATGCACCATGCCTTAGTGGCCAACAAGCCCCTTTGGGCAGGGGTGGCAATAGGGGCCTCCATCTGGCCAGACGCCACAGCCACGTAGTACAGGTTGTTTAGGTTCATGCACAGAACCCCGCCAGAGAACTCCGTCATATTGACGATATAATTGGAGGGGGTTCCGACGTTGATGGCGTTTGCTACGTTCGTCGTTAGGTTGATGATCGGGAAAGCCTCGGGCCTGCCAGTCTTTGACTGGTAAAGGACATGCGGATTGTTCGGATCGCCTGCAAGAAATACCGAATCAAACGCTTCTAGGGAAAGAGTCACGGGTTGGTTGGCAATAGCGTCAGCTTGGATCGTGATCGGGTTCGTAGCCGCGTCCGAATGGTCGTACTGGAGAAACAGCGTAACCGTCCCGCCGACTGCATCCACAGCCGCCAAGATCGACGTTTCTTGCGTCAGCGTGTTTATGCCCACAGTGAGAGGTGTCCCTACGGTCAGGCTTGCCAAAGAACCGGAGGTGACTATTACGTTCAAAACCGCAAGCGTATTGGCTACAGCCACAGTGGAGGAAGTCATTACCACTGGGGTTGGAAGGGCGCTCGTTACCGGCGTATCGTTGTCAAAGTCTACTAGATTGTTAATATCTATGCTCTGGTCGCTCTGCTGATCGCTGAAAATGACAGTCTCGCCAGCCCCAGGATTAGCAGCATAGCCGACAAACCGATAGTACGAGTCAGCAAAAGAGCCCCCAGCCCTGTAGACCGAAATGGAATTCTCCCCAGTTATCTGAGGATCGTCTGTCCCGTAGAGAGTTAAATCAACGCCTTGCCGTTGCGGGCTCACCGCCGCCGTTGGAATCATCAAGGCGCAGGGATTGCCTTCGGCCCCAGTAATGGGGTTACGGAACGTGAAAATGTAACTGTACGGCTGGAGGGGAAAGTCCGATGAAGTAGTAACCGCGTTTGGCCCAGCCCCACCGGCGATATAAATGCTGCTAATGCCAAGCTCGGGGCTTCCGGTTGGGACCGCAACGGTCTTATAAACGACCTGAAACCCAGTTACATTCTTCCACGAATATACCGGGTTCCCGGCATTCCCGACAGCCAGGAATTGAGACTTTGGAATACTAATCTCTGTCCAGACTGCGTTGCCTGAATCGGCAGCTTCAGCCGATACGGCAGCCAGTGCTTGGGCTTTAGCTTGAGTGATTTCCTGGCTGATATACGGAGTGTCGTTAAGGGCGCTCTGAGGAATGGTTGCTCCGATATTGCTGAGGTTCTGGGTAGAAGTCTGCGTACCCGTAACCTGCGGCTGGATCGCAGTTGGAAGGATTGATTTTTCATAATAGTCGGAGTTGCTATTGTTGACCAAGACTCTAAACCGGATGTCTGTATATTGAGCCGGGTCTGAGGCGTAGACCGAAATGTGAACAAGATCATCCGTGGAATAGCCAGTTGACGGGATTCCGTCAAAAGAAGCATCTAGCGCTATGTCCATCGTCGCAAGCGTTACGAAGTCACTTGAACCAGTGTCCGTATCTAAATCCTCTGCCGCTTGGATCAAGGCCCCGACATTGGGTATATCTTCCAGATACACGCTGAAGGTAGTCGAATCGCTGGAGAGAACGGGAGCGTATTGAGTGTAGGCTGGAACCCCTCCAATAGCCGGAGTTACGATCTGCAACAGCATCCCCACGTTGATCCCAGACATAGTGGACGGGGTGATGGTGATGTTCCCTGGGACTGTCCCGCTAGCCTCTGCGACGGACATATAGGGCAATCTGCTTATGTCTGAGCCTACGGCTAAGTTGTAAACCACGTCCATGTCTGGAGGCAGTAACGTGTACGCGCCCAACGCTGCCTGGACTGGTTGCACTGGAGGCAATATCCCCCACTTTTGAAGTCCCGGCGAAGCTGTGGCTGGGTTTATCCCGCTATCCTTCAGCATCGCGCTGGGGCAGGCAAAGTACTGGTAGGGGAGTCCGCTAGACCCAGCAGAATAGGAGATAGCGCTGAATCTCTGACGAGCGTAAGCGTCCGATGGGGCTACGCCAGTTGCAATCTCATTCCAATCTCCGCCGTTGATCCGAGACCAAATGTTCACATCCTCGCCAACGTATAAGATTTCCTCCCCCAAGTCCCCTACGTGCAACGCAGAGATTGAATGGATGACCGGAGCTTCGTCGAAATCCTGTTGCCATTCGTCAGCCCTGGTGATCTTCTGACTCCCCGCCCTAACCGTGATGTTCCCCTCCTGGACACTGACAACATTGGTCAATTCGCTGTAATGCGACTCGTCCAACAGGGCCGGGTCCTGCTTCAGTTGGAGCCCGCCATTGGGGAAAGCACGGGAAATAGGTTGGAGGTCAGCCATGTTGTCTTAGCTCATTCTGGCCTTGAGGTAGCTATTCCCTGGAGCTGACGTGACGATATAGACCCCGCCGACAGGTACTCCTGCCGTCGCTGCGCCTGCATCGCTTGCCGCCATGACGAAGGGAGAGACGGTTACGCCAGGGCCTACTCCAAGAACAGTCGTAGTGGCAGGACCGGCGACAGTGACCATCATGAAGTCTTCGACGACGATCCCTCTGAAAGTAACGGTGATGGCATCAGGCATTGGCTTGCTCCGTGTAGATGTTGGCCATAATTGCTCCTGCTAAGTTCACACCTTCAGCATACCGCGCTTGGCAATAGGTGGCTTTCTGTTCGTCTTTCAATTCGCTGTTTGTAGAAAAGATCCTGGAGAGTATCCCATACTTCAAGTAGCACTGGAACGAAGCGGGGATTAGCTGAATATACGTCGGATCGGTCGGGATGACATTCCCAATCATCGTCAGATTCCCAGTGGAGCATACCATGTCGGCATACACCCCGTAACCAGTCCCGGCTGCTTCTAAATATGGATTCCCAATGGCTTCGGCAAACACCCCGTAACCAGGGGTAGACGGATTGGCCTGGATGTCGAAGTCAACCGCGCCAGACGTAGAGGCGGGCACGCCATAGCCCTGATCGTAGGTGTACGTCAACTCTCCTTCCACGTTTGGCATAGGGCTTAGTTGGATCTGATTGACTGGGACTTCATCTTCCTTGAAGGACTGTGGCTGGTTGAACTGCGTCGGCCACGAAGGGTCGGAATTGTCCAAATAGAACCCGCTCGTCCGGTTGATGTGCGTCTGCCCCGCAAGCGCTTCGTCAATCTCCCCCAGTTGATCGGGCTTCGTGTATGTGTCCACGCCGACCAATAATGGGACGCAGAATACTTTTTTGATGATCTGAGTCTTACTCAAGAAGTCCGTTACAACCTCATTGGCGATAGCGTAGAACTCACTATCTGTAATCAGCCCTAAAGTAAGACCTCCATCTTCAAGCAAAACATTGGAGCATTGTTTGTAGATAGCGTAGAGGTCCGACGTGAGCCGAGTTTGAAAGATCTCGACGTATGGGTTCGACGTGCTCATGCGCACTCCAGGAAAAGATTCTTCGTATCCTGATTGCGGGCGGCTCCAATGCCTTCACGCTGGCATTCTGCCGCCGCCGATGCCCAATTCTGTTGCAGCACAGCCGCCGCAAATCTAGGAAAAGCCCGAAAGCTTCCTAGGTTGAATACCATGTCGTAGAGGCCCAATTGGGCTGACTCAGGATAAGACTTAAACTTTGGGAAAGTCTGGATCAAGACAAGGTAGAAGTGAGCCACATCCCCCATTAGGAGATTGTTGATTTTGCTGTCTGATAGCGTCAGTGCCTTGTATTCCTGGTTGCTGGATTTGACAAAGCCCCATCCGTTGACGACATCCTCCTCTGAAGCCGTCTCAAGATTGGCGTCTGAGAACCCTAACTGCGTTGCGGCATCGGGCGAGGGGATCATGTGCCCTACCCCCACGGTGACGTTCCCTGCTGTATCGGGATACATCCATGCTTTGCGGCCCTCATGGGTAGAGAGCATGGCGATCAGCTTTGCTTGGAATTCATCTGTCATGTTTTAGCCTGCTGGGCTTCCGGTAAGAAGTAGCGCGGTTGCGTCAACCCCTTCCAAATTGTCATCTTCTTGTTGACGGACAGGTACTTCTGATAGTCCGTCGATCCGTGTGCAAAGATGGTTGAGGATTCCTTCAGCATGAGGGTATGTGCCGCCAGAAAATCAACGGCGCTGGCGTACTCGTTGGGGAGATTGAGGATGTCCGTATCGGCCACCAATGGGACCGGCTCCATCACTCCAGTTACCCTGATGTCACAGCCACCAAGGGAATCAGCGGGGTAGATCCCGAACTTCGTCAGACCACACGGGACCCAATAGGAAACAGGAAGCCCCACACTGCTGGTTGTGTCTGCCGTCCAATTGGGATAAGAAGCGCCCAGTTGCCAAAGCGTCGTCGGTTGAAGGTACATGCCCTCGAACGTGACGCGCAGGGGAATGATGATCTGAGCGGGGGTGTCGTACCAGACTCGGTTGACCTGAGACCACCCTGGAATCTGGAAAGTGCCTTGGATGAACCCCGTGGAGAGGTTGACGACCTGGACCGCTTCGTTAATGGCATTGACAATCTCCGGACGAGGGTAGAGTAGGCCATTATTATCAAGGCGTGTGTACACCCGGCCGATAAGACTCCCAAGCGTAACAAGCGGCACTACGCACCTTCTCTACCTGCGACTGCTAGGAACTTCTGGAAAGTCTTTGATGCTCTCTTTCCTTCGCTCAGACGTTTCCGGCTCTGGGCAATCGAACACTCGGCCCTTGGAGAACGTAGAAGCCCCAGGCGAGTTCATCTGCGTGTTGAACAGTTCCCGCCCCATAGCCTCACGATTAAGCCATTCCGCCGATCTCACCATTGACTTGCGTTCGCTTTCGTTATAGGTGTCCGACTGGGCCATGCGTTGAAGGATCTCACCTTCAGGCTCCACTGGGACCGCCTGCGGAGAACGAAACTTGTCGAACGTGGACTCGCCGTTGTCTGGTTTACGCTGCATAATACCCTCTCTTTTATCTGTCTTGACGATGAGCCGCGCGCCACGCGGAATCTTCACGATCATGCTCTTCCAGTTTGCCGCGAACGCGCGCCTGTTCTTCCCGCAATCCGAGGAGGTCACGGCCCATAGTGGCTTGGTCTACCGACATCCTGCCGAGCATTTCGGTGTGCGTAGCAATCTGCTGAGAGAGACTACCCCAAGAGGCAGCCATGCCTACTACCAGGACGATGATCGTAATAATCTGTCCAGGATTTAGGCCCCATTTAATAGTGGATGGCTCCGTCTTGTAAGCGTTATCTGGCATCAATTTGTTTTCTCCAATCAAGCGGGCCGAAGACCCGCCGAATTACTTCCACCTTGTCGGGCTGGTCTTGGCCGTCAGGTGGCATCACGGGGTTGCTCCTCTAATGGGGATCAGATAGCGCAGGGCGAGAGAGACCACCGACGCGATACAGAAGGCGACAACAGCCTGCTTGCCAAGAAAGTTGTTACGGAAATCGTTCAGTTCCTTGACGGCTTTCTGAACATCCTTGAACTCCGCCTCGCAGGACGACCACACCTTATCTACTCGCTGGTCAAGGTAACTGCGTGTCTCTCGGGTCTGAGATTCAATAATTAAGCGAATCTCTTTGAAGTTGTTTTCCACGACCTCGCGGAGTGCGTATGTGTCCTGGATTTTCTTTACCCGTTCCGCTTCGTTGTTCAACGACTCCAGCCGCCTGCTTAGTTCGGTTCGTGCCAGTTCAAGGGCTCGCGAGGCAGATTCAAGTCGCAACAGAAACTCCGCCTGGAGTGCTGAAAGTTTTAGCCCAAACTGGCATTGCAAGGCAGCATGTTCTCGCTTCTCTGCTGCTTCTATCACGGATAGGCGTGTGGTTAGTTCCGAGATGCTTTGTTCTGGCATTTAGGTATTCTATCCTTTGGCGCTCCTAGTAGTTGCTATAGCCGAGAGGCATGGTCACGGTCGTGCAAATCTGTCCGGCGGCCAAGGTCTGCGACGCACCGGAGAGATTGTAGGCCACGAAGGTGATGGCATTGGGGGTGTATACGTACCCGTAGAACAGCACGCCGCCCGCGTTCAGGGAGAAACTGGGTGGCGCAATCGTGGACCCCATTTGCGCTCCGGGGACAGTCTCCTGGACAGATGCCGTGGCACCGGCGGCGATTGTACCGGGGGTCCAGGCGACGCAGTAGGGGAACGAAGGAGGGACGCCCTGGGAAAGCGCCCAGACGGCCTTGGTCTGATCGAATGCCGGCACGTAGTAGGGTACGGCGGTGGCCTGGACCCCGCTGTCTTCATTCACGGCCAGCGCCGTGGCGGAGCCTACGTTGCCGATGGAGTAGGCCACATTATTTATGACAATTGTCATCCCGTTAAACCATGGGCCACTTGTTACAAACGGCGAGCCGGAAGCCCAGGTGATTATGTTGTGGTTGGTAGTCACCGTACCTTGGGCTAATACCGTATTCGTCGGGTTCTCCATATTGTGGTTGAAGTTGTTGTCCGGCGTGACAAAGACATGAGTCGGAAGCGTGCCGCTAGGGCTGGCCTGGATGCAGAATCCGTAACCTTGAGTCCCCAGAGCTAGGTTGGAATTTGTATCAAGGGACACGTTCCCAGTGAAGGTGCAGTAGCTGCACTGGTACGTGTCATTCCCGTAGCGCGCCGATATACCGCACCCTGCTCCCGGAGCGCTAGAGCCGTTGTCGATTGTTATGTTGTTGGCGATCAGGGTATTGGGGCCGCCCGCATCGATGCCGTCTCCCGACATTCCGCTTACGAAGTTCTCGGTGATCCTATCGTAAGACGCCCAGTCCTCAATCGCGTTGGGACGGGTTGCATTAGTGTCGATCCCGGTCGAGCTAACGAGCATGTTTCTGGAGATTAGGTTGTACCCGCACAGGGCGCTTTCTTCTGTGGTGATCCCAGCGCCATATCCCCACCCGCTGATGTCGTTGCCCTCCACATGCGCCCCGTAGGTGTTGATGTCCATACCGGTATGGACGAGGGTGTTATTTGTGACACGTACTCCGTTCATCGCGTAAGGGCCGCCGGTGCTGATGTTGAACCCTTCGTTCTGGTTCCCGCTGGCCGCCGTGGTCTCGATGTAGTTGTGGTCCAGGGTGATAAATCCGGCCCCGCCGTAGAAGGCGACCACCAGCGTGGGAAAGACGTTGACGAATCGGCAGTCCCTGATCGTGACGTAGGAGGCATTGACCATTCCGATCACTTGGTAAAAGAGCCCCACGCTGAAGTATGTGACGGCGGAGGATTGCACCCCAGCGGTCGCGGTGAGCACCAGGTGAGAGCTGTCTGTCACGGAGGCGATTGTATAGTAAACGTAGTTGATGACGAACGGCAGCCCCGCCCACGTCCCGTCTGTATAGAACGGGGTGCCCGTTACGAGAGTGACCGCCGTTCCGTTTGTCGTTACCGTGCCATAGCCGCTGTTAATCGGCGCGTTCGCCCCGTCGAACGTCAGATCGCGGATGGTGATGTTATGCGTCCCGTTAGAGCTGAACCATTCGCCATTGAATGCCGCGCTCTTGAGCTTGATGACCGCCCCGGTGTTGGATTCGCCCGCCATTTCCACGCAGCTCGGAATCACCGTGCCCGTGAGACTGCCCGCCGTCACGCTCATCATGTACGTGCCGTGAGGGAAGTAAACCAGCCCACAACTAGTGCCAGCCGCCGTCAGCGCCGCCTGGATAGCCGCGGTATCGTCGGTCACGCCATCTCCTTTGGCCCCGAAGTCCTTAACGCTAATTGTTTCTCTGAGCTTGGCGTCTACCGTACTAGCGACGGCCCCTGCCCCTGTTTGTGTAAAGCTGATGTCGTCGGCATACATTTGACGGAAAGAAGGCAAACCGTTCGCATTTTCTGGAGCAGCGTAAACATAGTGTTCGGCCAGCGACCCAAAGAGGTTTGCAATGTCAGAGACAACCACGCATCGCGCCTCTCCTGCCCCGCTGCGGTAGGGAATGCAGTTTAGGCCAGGGTCCGCTATGGCGCTGATAGAGGAAGCCGAAGAGGTGATGAAGTAGTCCTTGGAGCAGGAGAGCGTTGAAGACGTGCTACCTGAAAGCGTGTTGAGGCGCACCCAATTGTGATACCCGTTGCCGACGCCAATTGGGACAAAGGACGTGTTGGTGATCTGGCTTGTGGGGAATGGCGTCCACGGCCCAGTCCTGCTCACGTCGCTGTACTCCAACTGGATCGTATAGGCCCCTACGTTGCTGTTCACGTAGTAACTGAAGTAGTTGCAGCCCATAGCCGCCGTAGAGCGGTTGTCGAACACCTGAGAGGCGCTTGTGACGTTGTAGACCCTAACCACTTGGAGAGGCTGGGGGATGGTCTGAGCTTTCGCCGTGAAGAGAGAGAAAGCAATCAAGACAGGGAAAGGAAAGTGTTTCATATTAGTAATCTCCAGCCGCCGCTTCCCACGAGTGCGATTGCTCCCAGTTCGCACCCATTCCCATTCCTCCCCAAGTTTGAGCGAAATTCCAAGTAAAGGCCTTCTGGTATGTGCTCTCTTCGGAAGTCATAAGTTCGATGACGGCCTGCTCGAACCGAGATTGGTACATATTCGCCGTTTCCAGGCTGAAGAACGCATCCTTCATGTCTGGAGGGCGAGGGCAAGGCGTAGCAAAGGCATCTGCCAGAGCCCCATATATGAGGGCATTGGGGTTGATTCCCGCAGGAGGAGTGTCGTCTGGGAGCCTCATCCCCTTCCAACGGGCATGGTAAAGGTAAGAAAGCTGGTACGGGATTGACGGTGGAGGATAAATCTCGTACATTTGCTGGCCGTTGAGGTTCGGCCCCAAATTGGCAATACAGTTGGGAGAATCAGTCGCCGTTCGGTTCGGGTCGTACAGGTTGAGTTCTTCCTGAGATACCTGCAACCGGAGCGCGATTTGCTGGAAATTATCCACAACGACAACCAGTTCTTTCACGTCCCCCGCAAAAGGCGTATAGGCTAGCAAAATCTGATAGGCCATCCCCGCAGCGCCAACCTGTCCCCACGGATTGTCTAGATACAGACTCGTGGGGCTCGTTACCGCCTGCACGGTGAAAATTGGGTTAATTGAATTGACACGCAACTGAAGATTGACGAGAGAGCTTGCTGTCGCTGTGAAGTTCGCCTCGTGCGGGAATTGAAAGGCGCACAGGATGCGCCCTGCCATCATGTCCAACACGGCTACAGTCTCAGGGTAAGGGCCTGCGGAGTCCACGTAGAGCAGGCTGCTGGGCGTGATGCCGACAGTGCTGTCGGGAGTGACCCAAACGGTTCTAGCTGCCCGTAGTGGCTCCTGGATGTGGGTATTAACTGCGTCATCTACAGGCCAATTTGTGCCTGTTCCCGCGACGAGCGTAGACCCAGTTGTAACCGCAATCGTCCCAATAGAGTATGCCTGCGGGATGGATAGAAGGTTACGCTTCAGTAGACTAGACCAATCCGGCTTACGGTCGAGTATTTGCCGCAACCTCTCGTTAAGGAAGTCTACGGCCAGAGTCCGGTCCAGGCCGATGCGCTGCTTGCACACGCGGTTCTGCATCGACTGTAGGGTCTCTGTAAATTGGGCCATACTCTCTCTTTATTTGGAATCGAGCCCCACAGCAAAGCATTTTTCGCCTTCAGTTTACCCTAAGGCGATCTGGTTAATTCTACTCCACCAATTCCCCGGTTGAGGGTCTGGACCAGTCCAGTCGGGATCGTGCCTGACCCGCCACGTGAATCGTTCCTCCTTCGAGGCAAAGCAGCGCCCAGAGCCGTCGTAGCGCCGGAGTTGGCCCAGCGCCTGCCGAAACACCGTCTCAATGGCGCGTGCGTCTCCCATGTAGGCTCGAACGAGAGTGCTGGTGGCAGAGACTGGCATGGGAGGCTCACGATGTCGCTACGTCCTGCCAGAAGGCGGCATTGCAGGCGAGGCAGCGGGTGACCCTACTTGCAGACTCGCAGAGGCCCACCGTAAGTCCGCCGTCCGTGCTGGTGCAATACCCTGCCGCGAGCCGCTGGGCGGTCGTGTAGGGCGGCGCCTGCGTTTTACACACGGGGCACTGGCCATTCACCGGAGCGGCCGGCGCGGTTTGCGCCAACGCGGCAATCGGGAGCAGGCCAAGCAGAAAACTGCATCGCGTCATTCTGTCTCCTTCTCGAAATAGTCCGCGTGCGCCGCCCGGTCCCAAAGCGTGAGCGAACTCTCCGGCGATGGCCGCGGCCCGATGCCGCAACCGAACCAGCGCGCGAGCGCCAGCTCCTGCGGCGTCGCCTGGAGGCGGTAGGTCTTGAGCCGCGGCAGCTCCACGTCCCAGCGCCCGCGTCCCCGCCGCACCGCGTGCGGCCTGACGGTATCGAGCCGGAGGCGCACCAGGGCGAGAGTCTGGGCTTGAGTCATATGGTCAGTGCCAAGAACCCCATTATTTTCAGATTCGTTATCACTTCTCGAACTCCTTCCTTTCTTCACTTCTCAGGCACACATTCAAATCCTCAAAAAATCGGCGTCATACTAACCGGTGCCCCCCCGCCACCGCCGCAACTACCGGAGCACGGCGCCAGCCCCGAGACGGCGGCAAAAGTGGAAGGCGCATGGCCGTTGTTATACTCAGCGGCGATCCAATCGGCAGAACGCAGATTGTTCGTGAAATACATATTGTCGTACCCTCCATTTCCGGCAGAGACAACAGAAAAATTGCCGTCCACTTTGAAGGCCGACGTACCCGGAGAGCCAATGGTCGGCGTGAACGTGCCCGCGCTCGCGCCGTCAAAATAAAATGTACTCGTCCCACCGTTCGTGAACGTCATGGCTACATGATGCCAGGCATTCTCTGGCACGACAGAGGTTCCCATGAAGATGGGATTGGTCCCGCCAGATCCCGCCATTGCCGCTATGTAGCCGTTAAGCGGAGAGCACCCGAGCAGGAATCCGTTGGTTAGATAGTAGTCACTTCCCACGCCAGCGAACATAGTCAGCCCGGCGCTTCCGCCAGAGCAGTCACCCGTATGTGGGTTCACCCACAGTGCGATGGTCCCCGTCGTAACATTGTAGGCAGACGAAGCGGGGAAAGACGTCGCCGAATAATCATAAGCGTAACCGCCCACCACGCCACCACTCGACGACCCGTAGTCACAAGACGAGGTGCCATCATTCGCGGCAGAAGTGAAGTCGCGATAGGTGACGTTGCCAGCACACCCTCCCGTCATGCCCGGAAACGGCGACATGAGAATGGTGGAGGAGTCGAACTCCGACCCTACCGCGCCGCCTTGGAATGCGCTGATGGCCGTGTTGCCCCAGAAGGCATAGATGACCGTCGTGCCGATGTGCGAGGTGGTCTTCTTGACGTGTGCCCAGACGACGCCGCCGGTCGATGAGCCGTCGTATGACTCAATGCCCCAATTCAGCACAACAGATCCGCCGGAGTCCGATGTGAATATCAGGTCTGCCGGAACGGTCTGGCCGCTGCGGCTGACGGTATGTTGGATCTGGCCGCCATTACCTGCCAACTTTAGGGACGCGTGGCTCAGATAGACGATGTTGGTGCGATCGGTCAGGTCGGAACTGCCCGTTGTCTGAGCCAGCGTGATCGTCGCTTTGTAGGTATACGCGCCCCACGCCGGAGCGGAGAGGGCAAGGAGGAGAAGAGGAAGAAGGCGTCTCATAGTTACTGCACCAGCACCGCGTCGGACGCCGCCTGATTGGTCTGCGTGGTGGCCGCTTGCGCCTTGTACGTCGCGTAGTTCCCGAGCATCATCTGATGCGCGATGTTCTGCACCGCCTGGAGGAGCACCGCCTTCCCCACCGCCGTCAGGCTGGCATACTTCAAGACTGCGATCTGCACGCCGCTGAGGTGCGCCGCCGCCGCCGTGGCGAAGTAGCCGCGCCCACTGGCAGCCACCGTCAAGGTATTGCCGCTACAGGTCGATGTCGAGACCGCCTCAGCGTCGATCAGCACAGTCACGCCCGCCGCCACATTGGTGCAGTTGGCGACTGTGATGGTGGTATCCCCGGCCCCGATGGCCGCGGTGGCCGTGGCCGCGCCCGCCATCTGCACCTGCGTTGTGGCCCAGGCGTTGAGGTTCGTCACGGCGTCCGCGCTCAATGTGCCGGACAGGCTGAAGCCGCTTTGCGCGACCGCCAGCCCGGCGAACAAGATCAGAGAGAAAAGCAGTTTTTTCATTGGTCACACTCCACTGTCAAATTCACGAAGGTTGCCGTTCCGCCAATCGCCTTGATGTTGACGGCGAACAGATCGTTGGCCGACACGGAAGTCGTCCAGCCGGTCAGGGTGGACGAGTGCACCGAGGTGCCGGTGGTGATGGCCGGGACGGCCGAAGCGGTGATGGTGTTAGAGACGGTCGGCACTGCCGAACCCGTCGCCACCTTCCACACGTCCACGGTCGCGGTGTCGGCCGGCGAGAGGCTGATCGTCCATGCGCTGATGGTGCAGGCGAAGGGGACATTCCCGTAGGCCGTCAGGCCGGTCGTCAGCGCAGACGAAGAGTTGAAACTGTAGCCGAAGGCGCGCGCGTTCGTCGTTTGGACGAGTTGGCCGGAGCCGTTCGAGCCCAGAAAGTTCTTGCTGGTTGGGACTGCTGCCCCGTTCACCTTGCCAACGGTCATAGCCAGACCGCTGTTCGTGACGTCCCCCGTGAAGGTGGGCATCTGTCCCGATGCGAGCGTGGTGCCGGTAGTCATCAGCGCGGAAGATGCTGGGATGCTCGTGCCATTGACCGAGGTGGTAGAGGAGAGCGCGGCGGGCACTTGCGAGGCCGTCAAGCCGGTCGCATTCGAGACATTGAGGGTCGTCGGCGTGCCGAGGGACGCGCCGCTGGGAATCGTCACAGTCCCCGTGAAGGTCGGAGAGGCGAGCGGAGCTGCCCCGAGAGTGTTGTACGAGAGCGTGATTGCCGCCGATCCATTGAACGTCGAACCCGAGGCCGCGCCCGCGCCGCCGTTGTTGAGGGTGAGGGCATTCAACACGCTGCCCGACGATCCGGTCGTGTTCTGGTTGAGCGTCGGGATCGCCGCCGCCGCGATAGTGCCGCCCGCGCCCGTCTCGACAATCGAGTTCGCGCCGTTCGATTGCGTGACTGGCAGGCCCAACGTCAGCGCCGGGTACGTGCCCCACAGAGGCACATAGCCCGATGTCGCGGAGCCAGGGCCCGTGATCGTGCCGCCTCCACCCGTTGCCGCCGTGCAGCCCGTTACGTTGCCATTCGCAGTGATCCCCAGCGGATAGTTGCCGGCCGCACAGGTGGTCGGCGTGGATGCCAACGCCGTCGCCGTCGACGCATTACCCGTGATGCTGCCCGCGGGGAGTACGTAATCGGTCCCCGCCGTCGCCGCGACAAGTTGGCCGCTACTGTTGGTCTTGGTGATAGACCCTGCCGCCGGCAAGACCGCCCCGCCAATTTGCGAAACACTTGGATTAGGATAGGTGCCACCAAGATCGCCGCCCGCCGTTCCATTCGGCGGTAGGGTCGTAGGGATCGCCGCCCATGCCGCATTGCCGCTCCCGTCCGTCGTCAGTGCATACCCATTGGTTCCTGGCGTGTTGGGAAGTGTGAGTGTCCACGTCCCCGCAGCGGCCTGTACCGTGACTGTCACCGCCCCCGAAGTGGCGCCGCCGAGTTGTACAGATCCGCTCCCCGCTCCGCCGCTCTTGAACCCGGCTGGATTGTTGAGAATGTTCGACCCATCCACATAGGCCGCCGACACGCTCGCGTCCGCCCCGCCGTTGCCGACCAGTACGTAAGTGTTCGTCAGCGCCCCTGCTGAATGCGTGACTGTCCCGCTGTTGGCCGCCGTACAGCCCGTAGCGTTGCCATTCGCCAGGATGCCCAGTGGATAGTTCCCCGCCGAGCAGGCCGTAGGAAGCGCGGCAAGGGCCGTGGCCGTGCCCGCGTTGCCGGTGATGCTACCCGAAGGGGTGACGTAGTCCGTGCCCGCCACGGCTGCCGTGGGTGCGCCGCTGACCATTTTGACGATGGAGCCGTTCGCGGGCCACGAGAACGCGCCCATGTAGTCCGTGCCGGCGGTGGCCGTGCTGAAGCTCGCCACGCTGCCCGCGACGGTCGTCTTGAGCAGGCCCGTAGTCAGGAGGCCAAGGTTGACGGCGTTGGCGGGTTCATTGCTCGCCTGGCTGACCAGATAGTAGCCGGCTGAGTTGGCCCCGCCGCCGCCAGTGCCGCAGTCAGACCCAGTACCGGTGAGGACACCCGCATTGTTGACGTGAGTGCACTGGACGCCGCCGCCCGTGATCGGCGTTGTTACCGTACCTGTGAACGTCGGGCTGGCCGTGGGTGCGCGGCTGGTGTCGCTGGGGTGCACATGGTCGCCGCGGGCGAAGTTGCCGCTGGACCCGGCTGACGCGCTGCCGTCCATGGCCGGGCTCGAGGAGTAGGCCGCGGGGATCGTCGGCGCGCCGGAGGTGATTTGGCTGTAATCCAACGTAACGCGATCGCTGCCCGCGTTGCCATGCGTCGCGGCATGCAGCGCGGGCGTGAAGCTCGCTGGCACTCCCGACAGCGAAGCCCACGGCCAGCTCCCGAGTGACAACAGATCCGAGATGGAAGGGTTCGTGAAGCTGGCAATTTGGCCGGCCACGACAATCTTCAACAGCCCCGTGGAGAGCAGTCCCAGATTCACGGCATTGGCGGGCGCGTTGGCGGCACCGGCGACAACGAACAACCCGAGTGGGTTGGCACCACTGCCGCCCACGACGTATGGGACATACGCTCCCGCTCCGGACACTTGCGGCGTGCAATTCGTCGTGACGGTCGCGGAGCATGGGGGCCGAACTGACGCAGGTCTGGTGCCTTGCGCCAGACAGCCCAGCGCCGTTAAGAGAAACAAAATTGCTGTTCGCATAATAAGACTACCTTGTCTGGATCGAGACTCCTCAAAGACGAAAGGGGCAGGGGCAATCGCCCTCCGCCCCTCAAGCCAGTAAACCGGCCCTTGCCCTACCGAACTTCCTTCCGAACCTTCTTCCGGCCCTTCTTGTGACGCGCCATTGAAAGTCCCTCCTTTCTGCGCCCTGTCACTTCATGACAAGGACGCATAGATACGGCGTAACGGTAGTAGCCGCTTGAACAAAGAAGTTATTGAGATCGGTTGTCATCCCGCCAGACATGCTCTGCCCGCTCCACGCCGATGCACCCGCAGTAAGTTCTAAACCTACGCCGACAGGTGGTGTAGCCGTGACGTTAAGAGTCTTGTCCCCAACGTAGATGACCGTAGCCCCATTGCCCACTTCCCCAGTCATGAACATGACCGTAGCCGATTGGTCAATGGAGTCAGTGGAGCGATTAGCCGCAAAGTAGGTAGTGGCGAGGGTCCACAAGCTCGTCGCAACGGTAGGCACCGTCAGCGTTGCGGCCCAGTAGTTTAGTGTGTTGACAGGCATGGAGGCCTACTCCATTCTTAACCAATCTGCCAGTATGCAGTCCCATCCCCAATCAAACGAGCATATTGGCCCGCAGTCAGGGTAAGGGAAGCCACACCGTTGACGTTCCCAGAAACCGGAGTAACCGTCGTGGAGGACGTGAGACTTCTGATAGCAACCTCTTGCCCAGCAGGCCAAGTGGTCGCTGCCGGAAGAGTGATTGTAACAGCGCCAGCAAGGATAGCCTTAGCAGACGTGGAAGCTGTGTAAGCCGCTCCAGCCGTGTATAGCTGATACGACCGGGCCAATACGGAGAAGGTCGGGGTGACTCCGCTAGCAATGGTGGTGACGGCCCACAAAAGAGGATCGCCCGCCGCCATCGTTGGGTTCGTGTTGACAACCCAATCTCCGACATTGAAGAAGTCAGCGGTCGAGGGCAGATCCGCTGCCCCCGCCGTGACGAAATAGACCGCCTGTTGGTTGATGTTCCAAACTTTTGCTTGCTGTAAGGCCATGATGTGTTCTCCGTTGAATAAGAACCTAAGTCCTTACTTATGGGTTAAGTGGTAGTTCGTTCCGTCCGAAAGCACCCCAGCGTCAGTCGCCGTAATGGTGACGGTAGCGGTGCCGTTGATGTTGCCGGAAGCGGGAGCGATGGTGAAGGTCACGCCAGCATCGTTAAGCAGCGTAACGAACTCGATACCGACCGGGTAGGCCGAAGGGGCCAGCAGTGTGACTGTCCCGGCTGTGCCGATCTGGAGATACCGATCCGTGGCAGCAACCGTGACAGGAGCGCCAACGGCGCGATACGCACCATTGCCCGTGTTGGGCGTGAGGTTATACCAAGTCCTGTTCACCAGAGCGCCGTAGAGGGTTGCCTGATTTCCCCCGTAGCCCAAAGGCAGGGGATCGGTCAACGTGTCGCCCGAAGCCGCAACCACAGACACAGCGTACTGGGTAGCGGTCGGTGACAAGCCGTTGCGAATCGTGAGCATGAAGCCGTCGCCGATACCGGGGGATGTGCCCGGCGTGCCAATCGGAGTCGGCAAGCCAGGAGGGATAGCAGGCAGCGTGATGGTTGTAGTCGCCGTGGGCACGATGAGCAGAAAGCGCGGAGGTGCCGTTTGGCCTGGGCCAGTGCCCAGAGTAAAGGCAGCAGTCGAAAGAGTCTGAGACTCGATTCCGTAAGATACAGCGTTAAACATATTATTTCTCCTTTTTCCTTCCTGTATCCCTAGAGAAGCACTGGTCCTACGATTTTCCCGCAGCAGCGAGGAGACGGGACAATCAGATTTCCAGCAAAGAGGAACTGACCGGCGATGTCGATGGAGTTTTGTGCTTCCTTGAAGCCGGTGAACCCAAACTGGAACTTCTTGTTCTCGCTGATGTACAGTTCCAAGTAGTTCGTGTTGAGCAGGAGCAGCAGCCCGTTGGTGCCGTCTGAGGGGATGTACTTGTCGATGACGACTTCGGCGGCGTTAAACCGGAACGCCTGGAAGCCCACCTTGCCGACGTCGCTCTGACCGTCGTTGTAGCGCTGTTGGGGCTGGAGGGTGTTCCATATCTTGTTGTAGGCCGTCTGCGTGCCAACAAGCAGGTCTGGGTAGTCGTTGCCGAACCACGCAGCACCGTAGACCGTGTTCACGTCGATCAGCGAGTACGCGCTGTATCCACGGATCGTGTAGGCGTTGGCCCCAGCGACCGCAGCGATAGGCGTAATGCCGCTGGTGAAGCTGTACGCGCCCGACGCGAACAGATCGGTACGGGTGATACCACCAATGGAGAGGAAGCTCTTCGTCTGGTCGGTGGCCGACGAATAAGAGCCGCTGGAATTGCCGTCGTCAACCCAAGCCAGCAAGCCGTCCGTCGACTTGGTGCCTGACAGGGCTCCGGTGAAAGGCGGCGATACGGAACTCTGACCGTCCTGGTACAGACCAGTCGCAATCAGTTTCGCCATCTTCATCGAGGCGTTTGCGAACTTGGACTCCACGATGGAGAACGCTGCCTGCGGGCCACGGTTCAAAACGTCATCTATTCCAAACAGCGTGACATTGACGTAGCTGGTCTTCATGTTGACCGTGAAGGCCGTGTCCGTGGTGACGTAGCTGATGTTGAAGGTGTCGCCCTTCGAGAACCAGTCGCCGTTCAGTTCGCTGTAGATTATCGGCCTTTGGATGAATGTGCCCCCGGAGAAGCGCATACGCCGACGATTGAGCAGTCGTGTGAAGAGCGGCGACTGTTTGAAGATCACATCAGTCGTCCTCTCCACAATATACTGCTCAGTAAATGCAGTGAGGTCGCTTAATTGCAGTGCCATAGACAATCCTTCGTTAGTCCAAATCGGCGGCTATGGCACTACGCTCTACTATTTGAGCTTAGCGGCCAGCCGCGTTCTTGTTGAATTCTCTCGCCGCGTAGGCGGCGATTCCGCCGTCGCCAAGTGGGACTTCGGGAGCCCCGCTTGAATCATCCCGCTTTTCCATCCCGAGCAACTTCTTCTGGAGCGGACCCATTGTAGGGCCTTCCATGTCGGTTGGGCTTCCAGAGCCTTGCGGCCCCATCCCAGCCACTCGCGCCAGCCGCTCGTCTGCCGCTTTCTTCTCTGCGACAAGAGCGTCATCCTTTTCCTTCAGCTTCGCGTCGTAGTCAGCCTTCATCTTGTCGATCCGCTTGGAAGCTACATACTTGTCGTTGTAGAAACCCCTCAAATCGACCGTTCCGGCCTCGTTCGCCGCCTTCAGGAACTCTTCGGGATCGAACATTTCCCCGAATTCCTGTTGATGCTTAGAGTTCAGGTAAGGAACCTCCAGTGCAGCCTTCGCCGTATAGGCGTTCAGGTTCTTAGTCCACTGTTCAAATCCCTTAACCTTCTCGTCAAAAACATCAGTTTTGACTAGCTTGGTGGGGTCGATCCCCGTTTTCTTCAGCCACTCGTTGCCGAAGCGTTCCACGTCTTCAAATGACATATCCCCTCCCAGTGCAATTCGGCTTTCCAGGTCGGCCTTTTCTGTTTCCAGAGTTTCGAGCCGTGTCTGCTTTTCTCGTTCCGCCTTGGTCATCTTAGCTTCGGGGTCCCAGTTTGCGGTGCGCCAATCGCGCCAGCCCTGAAGCTCCTCTAGCTCTGTTCGGTGTTCGTCAAGCTTTCTTGAGTAGTCGTCCTGGCGAAGCCCGAACTCCATGACCTTGGGGTTCTTTTCTGCCAACTGGGTGAAGAGGGTTTTGTCTTCATCGTTCCCAAACGTTTCAAGCAGCGCGTCAAACGCACTGCTCGTTTTCTTAGCCATAGCGCGTCCCTTCCAGCCAGAAGGTTATGCGCCCATTGCTTCAGGGCCTTCCGGCATCGCCATCGCGGTTTGCGCCGGTTCCGACCCAGTGGACATTGGGCTCCCCTGGCCTTGTAAACTCTGCTGTGCTTCTTTCTCGATCATCTTCATCATGCCCGCCGCCCTTGTCACTATTGGCATCAGCGCGGGCTTCTCAATCGACAACACCTTCGCCACGTCCATCATGTCCTTTGAAATGGACTGCATCTTTTGCAGAACAAATTGCATGGACGCCTGAGGACCGGACGCACCGCCAGCCCCCGCACTCTGTTGAGCCGCACCTTCGGCGTATCGCTGGAGTGGGGGAGCCTGCTGCTGGGTCACATCAGGGGAAAGAGGAGGGGTGGCTGTGGTGGCCATAAACG